CAATATCATCACCAATGACGGCGTAGTGAGGGAACCAAGTGGTCCATCCAACCCGGCCTGCTGCAATCTGAACCACAAAGTGGTGAGTGATCGCGAGCATAGCCCAAGATGAATATGCACCCATCGGTTGTCCGACTGCATAGTACAAAGATCGACCCTTATAGGTCCAAGCTCGGTCGACCAACAGACATCTCCATGCCCAAGCCCAAGAGAGCCCTAAGGCCTCAAGGATTTGAGTTTGAAGAAGGACTGGAAGTCTATCCGTAGCAGCCGAAAGGTCATAACTACCTACGAACCCTCCCTGCTTGATATGTTCATGGAGAGCTTCGGCGGGTGCGTGTTGGTTGAAGGTCCCATCTTGTGGGATACCTTTAAGGATATTGAAGAGACCGGTATGGAGGGGCTTCAGGATAACCTGAGTCCACCAATCGGTAACGGCAATAATCCGAACCTTACCTGCACCCTCAAAGAGCTCCACGAGCTTACCAAGGCGGGGGAGTTTGGGAAAAGAAATGAAAGGATGAGGGCCCCGTGGGGGGTACCCTTTTCCTATCTTCATCTTTACCCATAGTAGGATGTAATAACCAATGGCAATGGGCCAAAGGGGGACAGAGACAAGTACTACTAACATCTGCCACGCTAGGATCCAAGGGTTTCCGGACCGGATGCAAATGTAAGCAAAGACCAACCACAACCATGGTTGGAAAATGAATGCAAGAGCGTCCAGGCCAGACCCCCAAGTCCCGCGGTTGAAGTTAGGACCAGCTGATTCATTAATGAACAGCGGGTTCGCACGAGTAACAACTAATTTGGTGGCTAACAGCTTGACTACTCTCAAGATCTCTCCTGAGGCCAGAACCTGGGCTGTTCCGGTGAATGGAGACGTAATCGTTTCCAATTTCACGATCGGAGAACATCCGATAACTCTGTAAACAGAGAGAACAGTAAGGACTGCCTTAACCACCAGAAACCCAACACGGTCAACACCTGGATCACGAATGTAATCCAGAATGTATACGCGGAGGGAAGTGGGAATGATTAAGGGTAAGCCGGAACGACTGGTCTTAATGGAGGGGATAGATCCCCCCCACTTATTACCAGCCAATGCTGCTACCAACGCCAATCTACATGCCTTGAGATATTCGACCACAAAAGTGGAACCGGATTTTCTCCAGATCTGTAAGATTGAAGCTACCATAGGACGGAAACCGTCTTGCCACAGGTTAGTTAAACCTAGTGTCCAGACTGGCACTCGCACGTAGTTGAGCAACTCTCGTTGTTTCAACCACGCCGGCCGCGCCATTAGTCGTCCAACAGTAGTAAAGATGTTTGTCGCTTGCGATAAATAACTTGAAACTGTTGACGCACTAGGCCAGTCGGATCTACTTCCTAACAAGGGGTAGGGTGCGAGCCTTCCTTGATAGCACTGTTGGACACAGCGACAGATGGATCCTTGTAGCCTAGTCCCAGGAATATTCACCTGGTCTAGTCATCCCTTCCTCCTTAGTCAAAGGTGGAGGTTTGTGATCTCCGAGTCTCTTAAACTCTGGGTACACAGGGTGGGGTCATTGACGAGGTAACTGACCGTGAACTTGTTAGGTTCAGGGGGCCAGAGTACTGGTCGCAGTTCTGCG